ACAGAATTTCAGCAAAAACAAAGACTTATTGAAGCTATAGCCGGAACTGCTCTTTTAGTTGGGTTAAGTTCTTTACTTTCAAATTCAACTGATGACGATGAAGAAAAACCATTTAAAATTGTAGTTACAGGAAACGGGCCAGATTACAATACAGACAGGCAATACCATGATTCTTGGCACAAGAAATATAAACCACACACAACTCACATTATTATAGGTGGACTAAACATCCCAATTAATATTGGACGAGGTGGAGAGGCTATATCAATTCCCCTTATATTTTTGGGCGCTCAAGATGATGCAAGGATTAAGGAGAAGCTGAATCAAGCAAGGAAATCTCCGGCAGATTTAGAAATGGCAGCGGAAGTTTTAGGTTCAGCATTTTACTCTTTTTCTAATAGAGGCCCGTTTGCTGCATTTACAAAGCCTTTGTTTGATGCAAAGAAACCAGACAAAGTTGTTCCTAATTTGGTTAGCCAAATAGGATACTTTGGAAAAACATTTATTCCAATTGTTGGAACTTCTCTTGCAAGAAATATATCTGATTTTATTAATGACCCAATTGATAAATCCTCTATTCAAGGTGCTATTTATTCTAATATGCCAATTGTTGGGCCTATGATTGGAACGAAGGCACTTAATGCTTTTGGGCAACCAATCAGAGCAGACGATTGGGGCGATAGATTATTTAAACTTGGCGCTCCTGTTGTAATGTCGTTTCCTAAAAACACACCTGAAAATGAGCTTAATGAATTAGTTCTTAAAAAAGGCGATGGCCCACCAATCCCAACCAGAACAAATGCTCAAAAGAAATTTGAGGAGCCGCTAACGGATAAAGAGTTTGAGATATATGTCCGTGAGTATGGGAGGGTTGTATCTGACAAGATGTTTAAAAATCGAAAGAGGCTTGAAGATATGCAGGCAAAGAACTATACTAAAGAGCTTGATAAATATGTTAACGGATATTCAATTGATGGAGTTGAAATTCCAGGGGCTTCCGATATGGCTGCTCGCGCAGTAAAAAGATCAAGGAACGAATGATTGAATACGAATATATTGATAAATCCACATCACCTTCTGGCAACTGGAATATAAAGGTTCCTCAAACCGGAGTTGTTTTTAATCATTACGATTATAGGTCTATTTGTAACTTATACAAAAACCATTGCGCTGCAAATGAAATATTTCTTACGCCAACATGGGAGGAAGAATTTATTTCTGAAATGTGCAAACAGAACACGCATTGGGGCAGGTCATGTGAGAGGGTTAATATGAAAAAAATACACAGAAGAAAACTTTCACTTACATCAGTATTGTCATTTTTAAATATGATGAAAGCATGGGCGCAATCAACATTGTCAGGAAAGGCTGCATTTGTTACTCAGGCAGAATCAAATAGACGAGCTTCAATTTGTGCTGATTGCCCCATGAATGTTACGCTTCAGTTTTCATGTGGTGCGTGTATGGGGGCTATTATTACTTTGCTTAGTTCTATTATTGGAAATAGAAAAACAGATAGGGATAAAGACCTTGGGGCTTGCCTTGTGTGCAGTTGCTCTCTAAAGGCCGCTGTTCATGTTCCTGTTGATATTCAAAGAAAAGGTTTAAGTGATGAAATCAAAAAAGACTTTGATAGCATTGAGCATTGCTGGAAGAAGGAATCTTAGTAGATAGATCGGAATTTGCTGAACGCTTGCTTCCATCCATTGCTTGCCGCCTTATTGTTCGTATTTAACGCCTTTGTTGCTTGAGTGCTGTCAAGGTTCAACCTTTCCCTTGCGAGAGCCAGTAGACCCATTCCAGCGTCAGCAATGTCGGGTGAGATTCCAAACCTTGATTTCATTTCAGACTTAGGTAGAACTTTGATGCGGAGAGCAAGGTTCTTCTCACCATTAGGATCAAGTTTCCTCATGCACATCTCTCGCAATAATTCATCTCCAATCCCTTTAATCTGCCCCGTCCGCATGTACTCTTTAGCTGAATACCAAATCTCAGAAACAGAGTTAACATACCTTTCGTGGGATGGCGTTGGATCATATGCAGACACTGGATTTTCAGACGCTCGTCCACCAAACTGAAGACCATATACGTCTTTTGACCATGCTACCGAGATAAAATCTCCCAGCGGACCACCAGCGCCGGACTTATCGTATCCAGCGTTCTTAGGCTGAACACCTCTTGCCAAGCACTCATTGCGGAACCATTGCACTACTTGCTGTGATCTTGTCATTGATTTGTCCGTTACATCCTCGCTGAACACAAGAAACTCATCATACTCAAGGCCGCGATATCCATGAGGCTCTGCCAGCTTACCAACAGTTCCAAAGTATAGAACAGTTCTGTCTCCACCATTCGTAAATGAAGGATCAAGGAATGCCACTTTTGCTTTATCATTATCCAGCCAGATTGCTTTTTCTGTAGCTTTAGAATTTAAGATTTCAACCTCTGAGTAAATCTGATCTGTAATCCCTGCTGGACACCAGAAACCTCGATACATCCTCCAAAATGATGAAGTGTTTTTAGCGTCCTCTGGAATCTTTTCAAAATCTGCTGGACCTTCCATCCATGAGTAAATCTTTTTTCTGGCAATCATGTTTGGATTTTTCAACCCATCAAAGTGCAAGCACACTCCACGATCTGTCTTCCACTCTTCATCGTCTACATCAATTGAATCCCATCCATCTTTAGGTTTTGCAAACTTACCGAACGCATCAACGTACGATGCGGGGTTTGAAATACCAATAAATTGAAAGTGTTCGCAACCCTTGGACAAGTTAAAAAAAGCAACCTCAGTAATAGCCTCGGACAACTCTGAAAGCTCATCAGCAACAAAAATTACATTCTTGTTGTGGATACCTTGCATCTTGCCTGTGGCATCACGCTCTTTCTTTTTTTCACCAGGAATAAGCACAATGCCAGAAAGGTCTGATCGTTTACCATCTCGACCTACATAACTGATCTTGTTTTCAGAATCAACAAGATGCCCCGGAAGACCAAGCTGTTCACAAACCCCCCAGTATCGAGTAATCTTACCCCAAATACGCTGCTTAGATGCCTTGATGGTAGTTGATGTTGCAAGGACTGTAGTGTTTTCTGGATCAGCGAGGTAATTAATAATAGCCCATATTGCGTACGCTTCTGACTTGCCGCAACCACCAGACCCAGCGATTGCAAGATACTCATGGTCACATGCTGCACGGATCATTTGTTCAGCCCAAGGATGCCAAATAAAATGAACGGCAGCTTTAGTATCACGCTCCGGCCAAAATGCTCTTGCTATTCTTTGGAAGTGATGGAACGTATCGACATCCCCAGTATCTTTTGGAATTCTTTTAGTTATCTTTTCTCGGAACATGGCTAACTCAATAGCTATTTGGTGTGTGTTTTTTCGCCAGTTAAACCCATATTGGTGCAGGTAGCCTTCCATGGGATCGCCAAAAATCGGAGCAAAATTCATCAAAAAAATATTACAATAAATTTGAATTATCGCAATTAGTTATTGCAATAAAGTTGAGATATGTTAATTTTACTTGGACATGACACTCTTACAGGAATTGGGTTTTCAGAAAACAAAGTCTGAGATTTTTATTGACGAGAAGCGACCAGATGTTGATTTTAACATTATTGTAACACCGGAAGATTATGTTAATGGAATTAAACACAACCCTAATAAATCTCCACTTGCTCTTGCAGTATCACGGGCAATTGAGGGAAGTGGATTCATGTTGGATAGGGCAGGCTTTAAAGTTATCATTATTTCTCGCGGCATTTATGAGTATGCTTTCTTTATGCCTCGGAGGGTGTGGAGGAAGGTAAACTGCCAAGAGTTCGTAGACGAATGTTCGCCACTGTCTGCAATTAAGTTCAAGGCAACATTCACAATGCTATTTTAATATGAAGCTAACAATACCAGTATCAAGGCATGATCGTCACTTGATACCAAACCTTATCAAGTCACTTGAATCCTTTAAGCCTGGTGCAGACCATGAGCTTATTGTGTTTGGATCACGCGAAGTTGAGCAAGATGTTTTGGAACTTGAAAAGAAAATCAAACACCTATTCACCTTGTCTGAAACTCTAATCATTGATGACACAATGTTGGGTTGGCCAATGTCATGCAACTTCTATTTCCAACAGCTATGCAAATATATCTCTGGCAAGAAAGATGTTGATGCATTTATGTGGTTTGAGCTTGATACAACAATTCTTAAATCCAATTGGCTGGACACAATTACTGACGAATATTATCTTGATACAACTAAGGCGGCTAAAGAGAAACGCGAGCCATGTATATACCTTGGCGCAAGAGAACGTGCTTATGAGGGTAGGGGTGGAGAACTTCTACCGGAATCAATGGCTGGACAACGCATGGCCCCAATTGGAGTATATTCCAAGGAAATATGCTTTTCACCTGTATTGAATTCCCTTTCTCTTACGAATAGACATTGGACACATGTTATCCAGTGGTATGTTATTAAGAGATTAAAAAACTCTCAATTGATTCAAAATAATTGGCGTACAAAAAACTATCGCCATGAAGAAAAAAACATTGTATGTGATTCAGACGCCAACTTGTCTTGGGATGTTCATTGGAATAATCCATTGAACGATAACGCTGTTCTTGTGCATGGGTGCAAGGATGGTTCACTCTTTAGACTATTGTTGGACAATAATAATAACGATATGAAAATGATGAAGAACCTATCGGTTGAAGATGCCGAAGACATTGTGGATGATATTGAAGATGTTTCAGATTTGGACGCAGAGAAACAAACGAAGATATATAAACAACGCGCATCTAACCTAAAGTTCTCCAAGAAAAACAAAAAGGAAACTGAAGAATGAGCGATGTATTAGAAACACTTTCAAAAGACGGAACGCCACCTACGTCCAGAATTAAGGATGCAAAATCAGCTTATGAGATTTGGGAGACACTACGACGAGCGGATGCCGTTTCGGCTTTTGACCGCAGTAAGATTGATGCTGCGTATGATAACGAGCGACCATACGACGAAAGAGCGTTGATCAATGCTGGTCAGTCATACAGAGTAAATGTATCTTG